AATCCTCCTGGATGGGGAACAGCCCATCCAGGCGATGGAAGGTGCTGGCACCACGACAAGGCAACCATTTTGGGAAAAGCCAAATTCTTGTTGCACGTCGTCGCTGACCCAAGCCTGATCAAAGCAGCAGAAGTCTACATGGAAGACCCTGCTCTCACTAGTCCGAGAAGTGAATTGGCCTTGTTGAAAGCAGAGCTTAGCATGTTGCAACGAGATTCGGCTGAACTATCCCACATTCCAAGAATGCTCTCTCTGTGTAGGGAGATCGGTAGACTGTCTAAAATCATCCACGAGATTGAAGTCGGCAAGAGGCACTACATCCACGTCAACGTGGTAAGCCAGATCGTTGCCGCCTACGGGGAGATTGGAAGGAGATATATCTCCGATGATTTCATCAGGGAACAGTTTGCTAGAGACGTGCAGGACGCCATACGCCATACTCTGCAACGTAGCTCTGCCAGGTCTATCGCTGCTAATGTCATCGTGCAAAAAACACCGATGGTAATTGATGCCCAACCAGAGGTGGTGATTGTCAATCCAGAAGTCGTTGATGCAGATCAAGTACATTTAGAAGCGAAGACTGTCGCGGATGAAACCATAGATGACCTCGTAGCCGAATCTGAAAAGCGAGGCAAGAAGATCGAAGGGAAAGCGTTGAGAAGGCGCAAATCTCCAAATGATCGGCCTGTAGAGGATGAGGTTGCCTGATGCTAGATATTGGCACGACGCCAGCTTGGACTCCAGATAATTTACCTATCATTGACATTCTNGATCAACTGGATAGGGAATTAGTCAGGAGTGATAGACGGCCCATCCCCGCGTCCTTCGTGGATAGGTACGAAGCGGTTATGGGTTGGTCTATGCCTGAGTATCAGAAGAAACACATCGTTCCATTATTGGACGATGATGGCCCGCGAGAATTGCTGATACTAGCGCCGCCAGGGCATAGTAAAAGCTGTTTGGTTTCCTATCTTGCCGCTGACATCCTAGGGAAGAACCCAAACGCCCGTATCATCTGGGCAACTCACACTACCCCTTATAGCATCATCAGCCTTCAGTACATCGAAGAAATTATGTCTTCCCCTGGCTTTCGCTCCATGTATGGTAACTTGATACCACCATCTGGCGCTACCAGGTGGCAATCCACACAGAAGTACATTCTGAGGCCAGATTGGCGAGCAAGACACCCTAGCCTTTTGGCACTGGGTGTTGGCAGTAACACCTTGGGATATAGGGCTGACGTGATCATCGCGGATGATGTCGTGAGCCAGCAGAATTCGATGACTCCAACAATGCGCGGCCATGTCTCTAACTGGTATTTTGGCTCTCTTGTCAATCGCCTTGATCCAGGGGGACGTGTTATCGTCATCGGAGCAAGATTCTACAAACAAGACCTCTATGGCATCCTTAAGGATTTTTACCATACCGTAGAATTCAAAGCCACTCCAGAGAAGCCTCTTTGTCCAGAACTCGGATACGATTCCAAGAAGCTAAAGCAGATTAGAGATTTGAACTATTACCTCTACCTGGCTCAATACGAACAGGACCCCGTAGATTTGGACTCTGGATTTCTCAAGGAGTCTGATCTGCATTACTACTACGAACTTCCCCAACTCTACGCCTTCTTCCAGGGAATCGATCCAAGTCAAAAGTTGAGATCGAGAGCCAAGATTCCACGCCAGCCAGATTTTTTCTCTCAAGTGATGTTGGGCATCGACCGTAACAAGACGTGCTACCTTGTGGATGCACAGATGATTCGAGCATCCCACGCCCAACAGAAAGAAGACATCGTTGCTATGGCTAGAAGGTGGAAACCGCAGCTGATTTACTTCGAGACCGATGCGGGGCAAATTCACTTTTTCGAGGAATTGTCTGCCGAATTTCCCGAATTGCCATTCGTTGATGTGACCAGTGAAGGAATAGCTAAGCCTGTGCGCTTGGCTAATATGGCCAGCTATGTGCGCAGGGGCCACGTCTTGATTCCTGGCACGATCACTAAAACAGGACAAACTGTTCCTGCCGATATGGCCTATCAATTTAAAAAGAGTTGGACTGGCTATCCTAATGAGCCCGATGACATCTTGGATGCTTTCGAACGTGCAGTAAGGGCTGCCTTCGGGCAAGGTGTCATGCCAGCAGTCGGGATGGCAAAAGTCCAAGCGGGGAAGTACGAAGATCAGTCGCTGGGGACTTTTGGTTTTCAGCACGACTTATTCAGGAGAGACTTGGATAGCTTCAAGCCTATATTCGACGATTGGAGGTTGAGCGATGTGTCCTAAATGCGGTGCTAAATTAAAGATGGACTTGGGAAGAACCTGGTGTCCGCGTTGTGGGTGGGAAGTAACGATACACGATGTTACGTAGGAGGCTTTGTTAAAATGGGAGACATAAGAAAAGCCGAAAAAGAGCTTCTGCGAGAGAAAGCCACTGGCGACAAAGACGCTATCAAGAAAGCCAGGCGCAAGTTCATTTTGGAGCTCAGAGTGGAGAGCAAGAAACAGTGACAGACCGTATATATCTGTACCTCAGGGCATGGCTGTGGAGATTGTTGCTATCCGACGACCGTGTTCTGCACGACCTTGCTAATTTGCTTCTGCCGTATCAGGCGGAGCGATTATTGCAACGCACGTCGCGGAGCTTCGACGTGCGTATTGTCAACACCGTTGTGCCACAGGTAGGCAGCCAGTATAGATACAATGTCTATGAATGTGATAGACTGTCTACACATTGGTTCTTTATTGATCTGTCCACAGCTCGCCAGGGGGACCGCTTTGAGATGTTTCTTTACTTTCAAGCAGGTGGGGAATTCAGACTGCACGAGTTTCACGCCGTCGAGAACGAATTGGTACAGCCAATTGTCACTCTGCCGGGACGTTTTGCCCCTGGCATAAGATGGAATTGACACAAACACGTGGTCTGAGTAAGCCGGTGCGCATCGAGGTACTGGGGCGATATGAGGAGGCATTATAGTGCCTGAATTGACGAAGTTACGAGAATCAGAGGTAATACGCGGACCTGCTCTACTTGCCGCCGCAGGCTCAATCGGTGACGAGTCGCTCGACGAAGACAAAGACTCCCCTTGGGTGCGTGTTGGACAAGTCGGGGACATCCTCGATCCAAATAAAAGAGCCAGTGCCATCCGTGCGGCAGAGAAGCTGTATTACTCCTCTCCCCTGGCGCATTACATGGTCAAACAGTTAGCCAGCTTCGTCGTGGGAGAGGGTTTTGAACTCACCAGCACAAACGCCGACGCGGCGGCTATTCTTCGTGACTTCTGGCACTCACCCATCAATAACCTATCCAGGGGGCTGTACCATTTCGTTCAAGAGTTTCTCTGGTATGGAGAAATGGCTTGGCCCAAGAAGGACCACCAGGATGGCTTTGTTGGTGTCACTTGGTTGCCACCAAATCAAATCAGTTCGGTATCGGAGAAGGAAGGATTGCCTGGGGAGCCAGACATTTTGACCACGGCTGCGGAGCAAAAATACTCCGTGATAGCTTGGGATACAGACAAGGCGCAATTAGCAGGGGACACTTTCTTCTTCAGGATGCAACACCTCGGCAGTGACGTTCGTGGCCTTCCTCGTTTCTTTCCCATGATAGATCACCTCNGAAGNTGGGAAGCATTTATCTACAATGCGCTTGGTTCTAGGGCTATGCACACCATTTGGTGGGATGTGTTACTGGAGGGATTCACCCAAGATCAGATAGATGACTGGCTAGAGAGTAAACAAGGGAGACCACCTGCCGCCGGTTCACTGTTCGCACACAATGAACGTGCCACTTACAATTTGGTACAGGCTGATTACCGCCAATCGGCCATCACGCCAGACGGAGAATTCCTACTCACCTTCCTGCTCGGGTCTGGTGGTTTAGTCAACATCAGCCCGCAGGCACAACGCAGGGACTTTGGTGAGGTGCTGGACCCTGTAACCAGGGAATTGACCACGGCCCAGTTCGAGATTCGCTCTTGCTTCACCTTCATGGGGACCTACGTTCTGCAGGAAGCGATCCGAGCAAGAAAGCTCAAGGATCAGGCTTACGAGGTCTTGTGTCAGACTCCCCGCCTTGGTGTCCGTGACTTTCAACGGTCATCGGGGGCATTATTCAGATTCGTTCAGAGTTTGCAAATCGCTCAGCAAAATGAATGGAGATCTGCGGAGGAGAATAAAGAGTTACTTAACCAAACGTTGGTGCGCTTGGGCATGGTGGAGAGAGTACAACCCACTATCGTACCGGAAGAAGTAGAACCAGAGGANCAAGAGAAGGGATTGGATTAGATGCCTTACGAAAATATGTCCCAGGTTCCGAATAGTTTGAAGGGAATCGAGCCCCCCATTACTTTAGAACAGGCTAATGAGATAGCTCACAATGCTGAGGCTATTGGAAGGCGACTGTCGCCAGATTCCAAAACAAATCCTTGGGCTGTTGCAATCTGGCAGTTCAAGACCGTGACCCACATGAAGTCTTCTGATGGCAAGCGATGGGTACGGNGAGAAAAGAGTGCACGTGAAGCGGAGGAGACATTGGGCCGCAAGGGTGGTCCAGAAGCTGCGGGACCAGAAGGTAACTGTGTTTGTCCTGAGTGCGGACACAAGATTCCGCACGAGACGGGTAAGCCATGCTATGACCTAGAATGTCCANAGTGTGGAGCCAAGATGATACGGGAGCCAGAACGTCATTCTGAAATGACAATCTTGGACAATTTATCAGAGGCAATGCGTCCCATGATTGGCTCTCCTGGAGGCAAGAAGTTCCTAGCTGATAAGATCGTTAGCTTAATGCCTGAGCACAGCACCTACGTGGAATCGATGTGTGGCGGGGCAGCAGTCTTCTTCAAGCGGGATAAGGACGAAAGCCGCACAGAAGTCCTCAATGACATTGACAAGGACTTGATGGCTTGCTACCGCTTTTTCCAGA